CAAAACAATTGTCAGAAATGCGCAAGCGTAAACGTCGATTAGTTGACCCACTACAGTTTGAAATGTCTATCCAAGCAGAAGATTTAGCGGACTACGTGCCAGCTTTTGGAATTGAGATGACGCCACCAACAGACAAGCAGTTAAAAGCATTAGAGAAGTTTGGTATCTTTACGGATGACATTGGTAACTTTGGTAAGGCTAGCAAGTTGTTAGACCGACTTAAGAAACGTCAAACAGAAGGACTTACAACACCTAAACAAATTCGATTATTAGAACGCTACGGTTTTAAGAATGTTGGTATGTGGACATTTGACGGCGCAAGTAATCTAATCAATCGCATTGCAGCTAATGGTTGGCGTGTTCCTCGTGGTATTCGACCAGCGGAATTTAAACCAGAATAAGAAAGGATAAACATGGCAGAGAGAGATTTTGACCTGCTACCATTGCTGGATTATATCAATCCTGCCATGGTGGATTACAGTACATGGTGTCAAATCGGTATGGCCTTAAAGCACGAAGGCTATACGGCAATGGACTGGGATAACTGGTCACAAGCTGATACACGTTATAAACGTGGAGAGTGTTTCAAAAAATGGGATACTTTCAACGAAGAAGCAGGTAGTGTCGTAACAGGAGCCACTATCACGCAACTAGCAAAGGATAATGGCTGGCAACCTGCGGCAAGTGGTCGCGGTGATTTCCATGAGCTTGATTGGGAAGACACCATTGACCGTGACTATCAAATCGTCGATAAGAATTGGATTGAGTCAAAAGAAATTAGAGAGCCACTAAATTGGCAACCTGCGCAAGATTTAATCAGGTACTTAGAAACCTTGTTTGACTCAATGGATTTAGTCGGCTACGTGACTGCGACATATCCAATCGAAACAGACAATGGCACGATTTATAAGCCAACACAAGGGAATTTTGACAGGACAGCTGGTGAGCTTATCCAGTTGTTGCAAAAAACGCCTGATGACATTGGCGCTGTCTTTGGTGATTATAAGGAAGAAGCAGGTGCGTGGATTCGTTTCAATCCACTTGACGGGAAAGGCGTTAAAAACGACAACGTCACAGATTATCGTTACGCACTCGTTGAATCAGATACATTAGACATCGGTAAGCAATATGCGCTGTTTAAAGAGCTTGAACTACCAATTGCAACACTCGTTCATTCTGGTAAAAAATCATTACATGCAGTCGTGAAAGTAGATGCGCGTGATTATCAAGAATACCGTAAACGTGTCGACTATATTTACCAAATCTGTAAGAAGAATGGACTTGATATTGATACGCAGAACCGCAATCCTAGCCGTCTATCACGCATGCCAGGTGTCACACGTAACGGACACAAACAATTTTTGATTGACACCAACATTGGTAAAGCAAATTATGATGAATGGTATCAGTGGGTCGAAGATTTAAACGACGACTTACCAGACCCTGAAGGACTGTTAGACAGCTGGGACGACATGCCAGACTTAGCACCAGAGCTTATCCATGGAGTGTTGCGTCAAGGGCATAAGATGTTGATTGCTGGTCCGTCCAAGGCTGGAAAATCATTTGCCTTGATTGAGCTATCAATTGCGATTGCAGAGGGAAGCAAGTGGTTAGGTTGGCAATGTGAACAAGGACGTGTCTTATATGTCAATCTGGAACTTGATAGACCGTCAGCATTGCACCGTTTTAAAGATGTGTATGAAGCTATGGGACTTCAAGCAAACAACGTCCAAAACATTGACGTCTGGAACTTGCGTGGTAAGACCGTTCCAATGGATAAACTAGCGCCGAAGCTAATCAGACGGTCGCTTAAAAAGAATTATCAAGCAGTTATCATTGACCCGATTTATAAGGTGCTGACTGGGGATGAGAACAGCGCAGACCAAATGGCGCACTTTACCAATCAGTTTGACAAAGTAGCAACTGAGCTAGGTTGTAGTGTGATTTACTGTCACCACCATTCAAAAGGGGCTCAAGGTGGCAAGAAATCAATGGACCGTGCTAGCGGTTCGGGGGTGTTTGCTCGTGATCCAGACGCGTTGATTGACTTAGTCGAACTTGAACTAAACGACAATCTGATTAAACAACGTAATGACAAAGCGAAATGCGACGTGTTTAAACGTGCTATCCAAGAAAAAAACCTAGACTATTACCAGCATGAAATCACACTTGATGACTTGCAAAGTGTCGCACAGATGAGTAAACATTTTGACAAAGCACTTGACGACATCATGGTCAGAAAGCCATACTTGCACGAAATCCAGCAAGTCGAAGAATCTATCAAGATTTCTACTGCGTGGCGTGTTGAGGGTACGCTTCGTGAATTTGCGAAGTTCCCACCAGTCAATATGTGGTTCAGCTATCCAGTGCATGATGTGGATATGACGGGAGTTCTTGCGGATATTCAATTGGAAGACAGTAAACCTGCATGGCAGAAAGCTAAGGATAGTAGAAAGTCTAAGAAAGAAAAACTCAAAGAGCGACAAGAAAAATTAGAAACAGCTTATAGTGCATTATCTGACGGTTCGACTCCAGTAACTCAAAAAGAATTAGCTGAGTATCTGGACACTACAGAGAGAACCGTGCTGAATTATGTGAAAGAACATGAAGATTTTATCGCTCAAAAAGGAATAATTTATCAAGTTGCTAATGTAGAAAAAAATGAAAAATAACGTTTTTTTCAAAAACTGCATTTTACGAAAGAAAGAAAAAAACATGTTGAAAACAACGTGAAAGAGTACGTTTTTTTCATTTCCTAGTACGAAAAATAATGTTTTTTTCAAGTATTTCTTGCTAGGAAAAAAACGCGAAAAAAACATGTTATTTTCTGGAAGAAAACAGGTATAACTCTTACAGAGTTATTAAAAGTGTTTTTCCTTCGTCAAAAAGTCAAAGAGAAAAGGAAAAGGGGCTATAAGCTCTGCCCCTTTATCCTTTGTCTCATCTTTGACAAAGCGCGTGAAAAACAACTATAAATCAAAAAGTAGAAAAATGAGGTGGAAATATGAACAAACAAGAAGCGATTGAAGAAATCAAAGACGAAATAAAAAGAAATGGCAAGCGTAGCGGAAGTTTAGATTATTTAAACGGTAAACGCGATGGATTGGTGGATGCTTTGAAAATTATCAAGCAAATTGACGAGCCAGAAAAGCCAGTAGTGCCACAGTTCGTTGCGGACTGGTATGAAGAGAATAAGAATGACTTTGAATATAACTTATACAGACTTTGTATCGATTTCTATGGACGAAAATTACATGAAGATTTACATGAGTGGTTTAAATTTGATAAAAATAAACCAATTGAGACACTTATATTAATGCACAAATTCGGGTATGAAGTCGAGAAAGAGAAGTTGTATATAGCTAAGAACAAGATAACCAATTCTTATCTTGGAAAGAATGGCGGCTGGAGTCATTACGGACGTGCATGTAGTCCAGAAATTATAAAGCACTCTAAGAGCACTTGGAGATCACTTGGTGTGTGGGATAATGACTTATACGAAATTACAGAGGTAAAAGATGATTGAATTCTTTATCCCAATGAAGAAAATTCCAACAGTTACTCACCAGCAAAAGAAAGTTCGTGTTATACATGGTAAGCCACAATTCTATGAGCCAGACCAACTAATGGAAACGCGGGCAATGTTCATGGATTTGTTAGCGCCGTATGCACCTAATGAACCTATGGACGGTCCGTTAAGATTGACGACTAAATGGCTGTTTCCAAGAATAAAAGGTACTACTGATGGTCAGTACAAACATACGAAACCAGATACAGAAAACCTGTTGAAATTACCTAAAGACTGTATGCAAGAACTTGGCTTCTTCGTCAATGACAGTCGTGTGGCTAGTGAGATTACTGAGAAATTTTGGTCGGACACAGTAGGAATATATGTGAGGTTAGAAAACTTATGAGTAAACATATGAATAACTTAAGAGCTAAACACGCTGTGACGTTTTCAGAACACCACACAGAAAATGCGCTAGAAAACTTAGATGCGGTCATTGCGTGGACGAAAGAAAAGCAGCTTAAAAGCTATCTTGAGATTGCTAAATTGCTGTATGTGCCACCAAATGAGGTACAAAAATTACTAACACGAGCCAAATTGCCAGATGAGCGTATTGAAAAGCGAATGAAAGAGGTTATGCGTCATGAAGATTGATTATATTGATTTCTTTCAAAATGAAGTCACAGCATGGATGATGGCTAGCAATATGAAATCACAAGAAGTTGGTTTTGGAAGTCTCGCTTACTGGGAATGGGCTAATCAGTCCATTGTGGCTATCTGCGAGAAATACGGTAATGATGAATTAGTTAACGGTCAATTTCACTTAATCTGGAACTGGCTAGACAAACAAGCGAAAGGAGTAGGCGATAATGATTGATTTCATGTGGTTAGTAATACAATTAATATTCAGCTTAGTGTGTATTACAGCACTTATATTTCTTTTAATTTTATGTATTTGGTGCATCATTGCAACAGTCAAATTCATTATTAAAAATCTGTAGCAATGAAGTTCTAATCTGAATGAGTGAGTGTAACTCTCGCTCTTGCTATTAGACTAGAAAATTAAAAATAAAAAAAGAAAGTAGGTTCAATGATGACTGTTTGCCAGTCGACAGTCTAGAACTCCTTTGTATTTTCCAGATTTTTTAAAATAATCATTCGGTGCCTATGATGGTCTTGAGCGTGATTCGATTTCACGCATAGGCATAACCCGAAATATTTTATATGGTTTTGTGAGGTGAAAAAAACTCCTTCTTACACAAATTAGTATATTCGCTAGTGAAGTTTATCGGGTTACTTGCTAGCAACATAGCGAAATCAAAAATAGAAAAGAGGAACTCCTTAAAATCTTTCTGTATTAAATCAATCTAACGCTAATTATCGCTAGTTAGTTATTATGCAAGGCGCCGTTTATTCTTCGTGGTAACTCAATGTTTGGGTCGTGCGCCTGCCCATTTTGTGGAAACGCAAAAAAAGCCCCTGCTTACACAAGGACCTAAGATATATGAACGACACTTATATTATATCATAAAGGAGCTGTGAAGTAGTGGGAAAATTGAGCAATTCACAATTAAAAGCACTTGATGAGCTGTTGTTTGATTATGTGAGCATTGACCATAAGATTGCAGTACGTAAGCTAGAAATTAGTGACGTTCCAAACACAGATGAAAATATTGGTGGTGGACAATCTAACGTTGTGTCTAAGCCGACTGAGAATTTAGTTGCTAAATGGGATAGTGATCAGCGGTTAAATAGTCTGTACGCGCAGAAAAATGCAGTAGAAAGCACGTTAAACGTTTTGGATGCTGATATGACTAGAATCTTTTGGTTGCGTTGGTCTCGTGGTAGTGTCAACACTTGGGAAGAAATTGCTGATAAAATGGCGTATGACCGCAGCACGATTTACCGCAGACGTCAACGAATTCTAGAAATTTTTGCTGATTTTTATGGTTTTTGTTAAAAGTTGCGACTTTTGGCGCTATTTGTCGCATCGAAAATGTTATATTATGGTATCATCAAATGTTTAGGTTAAGGACGAGGTTTCTTGAGATTTTAGAGTTGTGTTGTTTCGAATGGGTCCGCAACAGGTCAGGTCACAATGGCTAGAGTTGAAAATAAAAGGTAAAGGGTTAAACATCTTGTGACAGATGCCTAAAAAACGGTACACGATTCAGGTTGAGTGTATCACTGTTTGTCTGTGCAACCTTTTGGACGAACTGTTGGAATATAGTACAAATAGTTAGTACACTAGACTTTTAATCTAGAGATGTGGGTGCAGTTCCCACTATTCCTCTGACAGTCACACGTTTGTGTGGCTTTTTATTTTAGATTGGGGGTGATGAATTGACGTTAACGAAACTGCAAAAGAAATTTGCTGAAGGGATTGCTTTAGGTATGAAGCAAGGTCAAGCAGCACGTTATGCTGGTTATTCAGAAAAATCAGCTGATACACAAGCTTACAACAATATGAAAAACGTTGAAATTTTAGCATTTGCTGATGAATTAATCGAAGCGCAAAAGAGTATGTTAAAAAGGCGCTTTTCGGGTTTGGCATCTATTGCAGTTGATAAAACAATTGATATTTTGCAAGACGTTGATGCATCACCTCAAGCACGTTTAAATGCCGCTAAAATGATACTTGATTACGCTGGTATGGAAGAACCTAAACAGCTTAATGTTAGGGCTGATGTGAACCAGTCTAATCCATTTGAGGGACTGACAACAGATGAGTTAAGGAAGTTGATTGATGATGGATAAAACAGCAATCAAACAGCAAGCACGTTTTGAGTTAGCTCGTCGTGATTTCTTTTATTATTGTCATCTAATGGCAAGTGATTTCTATAAGCCGTCTCGTAAATACTTAGTTGAGCTTTGCAATGATTTGCAAGGCTTTTTAAGTGATGATGAGCATAACGTTTTGGTTATCAATGAACCGCCAAGGCACGGAAAATCAAGGACGGCAGGCATGTTTGTTCAATGGTTACTTGGAAATGACAATAACAAAAAGATAATGACTGGCTCATACAACGAAACGTTATCAACTGTGTTTTCAAAGAATGTCAGAAATGCTATTCAAGAAACGAAAGCAGATAAAGACGTTACTGTGTTTAATGACATTTTTCCAGATACGCATATCAAATATGGTGATGCCGCTATGAACTTGTGGAGTTTAGAGGGTGGCTATAACAATTATCTGGCTACCAGTCCAACTGGTACAGCGACTGGTTTTGGTGCTGATATTATTATCGTTGATGACCTTATCAAAAATGCTGAAGAAGCTAACAACGCTACTGTCCTGGAAAAGCATTGGGAGTGGTTCACAAATACTATGCTGTCTCGTCTTGAAGAAGGTGGGAAAATTATTATTATCATGACACGTTGGCATTCGCAAGATTTGGCAGGTAAGGCGCTGATTGAACTTCCTAAGTCTGATTACAAGGTCAAGCATATCAGCATGAAAGCTTATGATGAAGCGACAGATACCATGCTTTGTGATGAAGTCCTAAGTAAACAAGCTTATTTTCAAAAGACTAAAACCATGGGAGCTGACATAGCTTCTGCTAACTACCAGCAAGAACCAATTGACTTAAAAGGTCGTTTGTATTCTGGATTTAAAACTTATGATACAAGACCTAAATTCAAACGTATTAGTGCTTATACCGATACAGCGGATACAGGAAGCGACTATCTATCAAGTTATATTTACGGTGTGACATCTGACAATGAAGCTTATATTCTTGATATTGTCTTTACTAAAGAGCCAATGGAAGTCACCGAACCATTGCTTGCCAGAAAATTAGCGAAGCATGAAGTCAATACATGCGATATTGAAAGTAATAATGGTGGTCGTGGTTTTGCCCGTAATGTTGAAAGGTTAACTAAAACACAATACAACAACCATTACACGCTTTTTAATTGGTTTCATCAATCGCAAAATAAACAAGCTCGTATTTTGACAAATGCTACATGGGCGATTGAACACATTTACTTTCCAGAGAATTGGCGTCACAAATGGCCTGAACTTTATCAGGAACTGATGTCTTACCAACGTGAAGGTAAAAACGCACATGATGACGCAGCAGATGCTCTAACAGGTATTGTTGAAAGTATTAATAACAAAATTAAAACAAAAGCTAAAGTTCGACGTAAGTCAGCTTATGGTTTATAGAAAGGAGTCACATGCAGGACGATACATTGATTTATTCTCGTAGCAAATACGACGAAGAAAACCTAAATCTTGACATTATTTATAAACTTATCACCGTTCATGCTTCAGAAAGCAAACGGCTGAAAACGTTGAAAGATTACTACCTTGGAAAGCATGATATTTTAAATCATAAACGACGGTCAAATTTACCAAACTTTAAAACAGTTGCTAATCACGCTAAAGATATTGCCGACACGTCAACTGGGTATTTCATGGGTAACAGTATCACATACACGAATACGTCAGAAGCAGATATTGAACCGTTGCTTAATGCGTTTGATAAAGCAGATGTGGACCATGTAGATAACGAAAATGCTTTAAATATGGCTATTTATGGTCGTGCATATGAATTTATTTATGCAAAGGAAGATGAAGTAGAGTTAAGCGTTCGAAGTCTTGAGCCAGAAAATACATTTATTGTTTATGATGACTCTATCGAACAATGTCCGCTATTTGCTGTTTATTATTATGATATTATAGATGATGTTAGTCAAAATACCACATACAAAGCAGAGGTTTTAACGGAAAATTACCATTATCAGATGACTTTGCGAGGTTTTGAGGACGTTAATAATAAGTCATCAGCACCAGAAGAACATCATATGGGCGCTATTCCTATCGTTGAGTATCGAAACAATAGTTTAATGATTGGTGATTATGAGCAACAGCTAGGTTTGATTGATGCCTATAATTCATTGACTGCTAATCGTGTGAACGATAAAGAACAAGCTATCAATTCTATTTTGGTGCTTTACGGTGCTAGTTTAGCAGATAGTGCAGAGGAAGCACGCGAAGCTATGCAGATTTTGAGTGAGGAAGGCTTGCTTGAATTACCACCAGATGCTAAGGCAGATTTCTTAAATAATGTGCTAGATGAAAATGCTATTGAGGTGTTGCGTAAAGCGTTGAAACAAGACATTTACACATTTAGTCATGTTCCTAATTTAACAGATGAGAATTTCGCTAGTAATGTGTCTGGTGTGGCTATGGAGTACAAGCTGTTGGGCTTAGAAATGATTACTAAGACTAAAGAACAGCATTATAGTAAGTCACTTCGTAAGCGTATTAAGCTATTTTGTAACTATTTAGGTTTAAAACAAATTGCACTTGACGCAAAAGCAATCGTACCACAATATAAGCGTGGTTTGCCTAAGAATTTGCTTGAATTGTCTCAAATCATCAACAATCTTGATGGCAAGGTTAGTCTTCGTCAATTGATTTCTTTATTGCCGTTTGTCGAAGATCCAGATGCAGAATTAAAAGCGCTTGAGGAAGAACAAGAAAATAAGACTGACGAAGCGCCTGCATTTGTCCAAAATTTGCCATTAGACGAAGAAGATGATGTAGATGAGTAAGAAGTTAAGCTACTGGGAACGTCGTAAAGCACAGCTTATCTTTAATCAAATGGATAAAGCAGAAAAACAAGCAGATTCGTTTGACGCCATTTACGACGAAGCCAAACGTTATTTAACCAGACAATCTAACAAAGTATTTGATAAGTTTCAACGTGATTATGGCTTGACTGAAAAAGAAGCACGTTTAGTATTAAAGACAATAAAAGATGATAAGACAATTGATAATCTTAAACGACAGCTTCAAGCACAACCAGATAATTCAAACATTAATCAATTGTTAGCTGATTTAGACAGCCCAGCTTTTGCTTTTAGAATTAATCGCTTTAATGATTTGCAGAAACAGATTGATAATATTTCTAACAAGGTATATCAAAGCGAAAAGCAACAATCGGATACTTATTATTCTGATTTCATGAATGATAGTTATTATCATCATACTTACGAGCTTCAAAAACGCCTTGGTGTTGCATATGATTTTAACACCTTACCGGAGCGTGAGATTTCGTGTTTACAGCGTTCTAATTGGTATGGGGATAATTATTCAAGCAGAATTTGGAACAACACACAGGCGCTAGCAGATAGCCTAAAAAACGAGCTTTTAATTGGGCTTATGACTGGGCGTAGCACTCGTGATATTGCTGATATTATTTCACAACGTTTTGATGTTGGGAAGAATGCTTCAAGGCGATTGGTTCGAACAGAATCAGCTTATTATCATGGTCAAATGGAACTAAAAAGCTATGATGAAGCTGACATCAGTCAATATCAATTTGTAGCTACGCTTGACTTAAGGACGTCGACTATTTGCCGTGAACATGACCAAATGGTTTATAAAACGAAAGAAGCGACAGTCGGCGTTAACTATCCACCTATGCACCCTTGGTGTCGTTCGACAACCATTGCTTACTTTGATGATAAGTGGGCTAAAGGTAAGAAACGACGTGCGAAGGACCCTAAAACAGGTAAAAACATACTTGTTCCAGCTGATATGACTTATGATGACTGGTACACTAAACATGTAAAACCGTTGTATAAAGTTGACGGTTTGAAACAGTCTGATATTGATAGAGCTAACCAACAATACATCAAATACAAAGACATTTTAGGGGATGAAAGAACTCCTAAAACGCTGGCAGATTTTGTTGATTTAAAGTATAATAATGCTGAGGGATACAAGCAGTTAAGACTTAAATCACGTCTGCAAGAACACATAAATAATGGTGATTTGTCTTTGACTATTAATCAAGACAAACAAAATAGGCACACTCAAAATCATAAAGCTTATAATAATTATGTACAACATAATAAGTCAAAAGGAAAACCAATACCAGGTTATCTTACTGTGGATAATGCGACTGTCCAAAAGATTATAAACGATAATTATTTGAACGGCACAATTATTAGACGACAGAGTGGTCAGTATAGTGCTATTATTAAAATAGATACTAAGAGTGGTGTAGCTTATTGCATTCATGATTTAACAGGAGCTAACCCAATTGCGACTGATGAATTCACAATACATATTTCAAAATCGACAACGCATTTAGTTCCAAGAATACCAAGCGATAATAAAACTAAAGGAGGTGCCTCATGAAATTGTGGGAATATATAAATAAAGATGTTCGTATCATTTTAAATGATGGTACGTCTGTGGCTGGTAAAGTTTCTGATTGGTTTGATGGCTATGATATTGATGGCGAAGATGAAATCGTCATAGACAATCAATCGTACTCAGAAGACAATATTAAACAAATAGAAATCATAAGCACTTAGTCAATTTGATTAGGTGCTTTTCTTATGCTTAAAAGGAGATAAAATTTATGGTAAATTTCATCTGGCAATTAGCCAGTTTTTTATTTGGCTTTATTACAGTAGTGTTTTTATTGATTGTATTAATAACGTCTATTTTGGCTTTTATTAAAGCATTCATCAAGGAAGTTATTAAAGCTCTAAAAGAATAGTCGTAGTAATACTGCTTTTATTTTGTCCAGGCATGGAAGACGTTAAAAGCTATGGATTTAATAGTCGGGGACGACTTAAAACATAGGAGGTGCCAATTATGGCAGAAAAAAACGATAACGTTGAAGTGGTAGAAACTGATAAGACTGCTGCAGGGTCTGAACAATCAGAATCACAAGACGAGAAAAAGTACACAGACGCAGATGTTGATGCCATTATCGACAAGAAATTTGCAAAATGGAGAGCTGACCAAGAAGCTAAAGAATCTGAAGCTAAAAAGTTAGCTAAGATGAACGCTGACGATAAACAAGCATATCAACTTAAAAAACGTGAGCAAGAATTGGCTGACCGTGAAGCAGAAATCAATAAACGTGAATTGACAGCAGAAGCTAAATCTATTCTAAGCGAACGTGGCTTACCAATTGAATTAGTTAACAACGTCAATTTGACTGATGCAGATAGTGTACATGAATCAATTGACCAACTACAAAAGAGTTGGGAGGAAGCTGTTCAAAAAGGTGTTTCAGAACGTATTAAGGGTGGCAAAACAATTAAAAAAGCACCAGGTGCACCAGCTGAAATTACCAAAGAACAGTTTGACAAAATGGGTTATAAGAGCCGTAATGAGCTGTTCGAACGTAATCCTGAACTATATAACAAACTGAAAGGATAATTAAACTATGCCAACAGGAACTACTAAATTAGCAAACATGATTAATCCAGAAGTTATGGCAGATATGGTTTCTGCTAAACTTCCAAAACTATTGAAATTTACACCGCTTGCTTATGTCGAAACAGCACTTGAAGGGCAACCAGGAAGCGTTCTAACGGTTCCAGCTTTCGAGTATGCAGGTGATGCTACAGATGTTGCCGAAGGGGAAGCTATTCCACTTGACCAATTGACAACTAAAAAGACAACAATGACTATCAAAAAAGCTGGTAAAGGGTATGAAATTACCGACGAAGCTGTTTTATCTGGACTTGGTGACCCTATCGGACAAGCAACTTATCAACTCGGCTTGGCTATTGCTAACAAAATTGATAATGACATTGTGGAACTTGCTAAAACAGCTACACAACACGTTGCTGAAGCACCAACAACACTTGAAACAATTGACAAAGCACTTCAAATTTTTGAAGATGAAGAAGATGTACGTTATGTCGCTGTCATCAATCCAAAAGATGCCATTTCACTAAAAGCGAATATTGGCAAAGAATGGGTTAAAGGTTCAGAACTTGGCGCAGAAATGGTTGTGTCTGGTACGTTTGGTGAAGCTGGTGGCGTTCAAATTGTCCGTTCTAAGAAAGTAGAACAAGGCAAAGGTTTCCTTGTGCAAGTATCTGCTAAACAAACAGATCCAGATGACGAAGCTAAATACGGTGCATTCGTTATCAACTTGAAACGTAACGTTGCTATTGAAACAGACCGCGACATTATCAAGAAGACAACTGTCATTACTGGTGATGAACACTATGGTGTTTATCTATATGACCAATCAAAAGTTGTCAAATTTGGCGGGACAGAATAAGGAGTATTTTTATGGGAATGCTACTAAGACGCCATTACTTGCCTAAAAAAACTGCGAAAGTTGAAGAAACTGATATCTTGTCAGATTTGAACGTTAAAGAGCTAAAAGGATTAGCTAAGCAACGTGGTGTTGAGGGTTATAGCACTTTGACAAAACAGGAACTTTTGGAGGCGCTAAATGGTTAAATTAAAAGTGTTGCAAGATTTCCACGACTGGCAAGCAAAAGTTTTGCGTCCCAAAGGAGCAGTTATTGAAGTGACTGAGAAACGTTTCAAAGAACTATCTAAAAACCTTGAAGCGCAGGGCGTCAAAACTGATACAGTCGTGGAAGTTGTTAAGGAAGATAAGAAATCTTCTAAGTAACAAGTAAGGAGGTTTCATGGACAATCTTGAAACTTTACAAACGTTAACTGGCGAGAGTGATTCAAAATTACTTTCGCCTTTACTTTTGCGGGCTAAAAATATTATTTTGACAATGACGAACCGAACAAAACTAATTCCAGTTTTGGAAGGTTTACAGCTTGAATTGGCTCTGGAATTGTACAACAAACAAGGTAGCGAAGGTGAATCATCACGTAGTGAAGGTGGTGTATCGGTCAGCTATAAAGACGGTGTTTCAGAGACATTAAAAGCTAGTATTAATCAATACCGATTAGCAAAGGTGGGCGGATATGCGTTTGAAAAAGAACAGACTGAAACCGTATCTACTAAAGAAACATCAGACGGTTAAAACTAACGAGGGTCTAAAAAGGACTGGCTATAGTGATGAAGGTGTTACGATTTATGTAGAAATATGGCCAGCGTCAGGCAATGTACAAGCAGAAGTATACGGACAACGATTAAGCTATATTTTAAATGCTTTGGTTGAACGTGATACAACGATTAATGAGCTTGACGGGCTATGTATTGATAGTGATAACGTGACACATAAAGTCATTTCAATAAAAACCTACAGCAATCACAAGGTGTTGGAGTTAGAAGATGTCAGAAATCGTTAATGCTGATAAATTGATTGCAAAGTTACACAGGCTATCTGACAGCAGAGCGGCTACAGATATTGTTTTGACGGCTGTCAACGGTGGTGGGAAAATGGTACAAGGTGAAGCTAAGCTAGGAGCCCCCGTAAATTCGGGTGAATTGCGTAACGAAGGCATACAAGTAAAAGCCGAAGCTAAAGGCGTTGGTGAAGCGATAGCAGTTGTTTACGTTACGAAAGAATATGGTATATACGTTGAACTTGGAACAGGACCAGTTGGACAAGCTAACCATTCAGGTATTTCACCAGAAATCAGTGTCTCTTATCGTTCGACGCCGTGGTATGTTCATGAAAGTCAAATTGATGTAGGACCATACCACTTCCAAAAAGTAGGTGAATTTTATAAGATGTATGGTCAGCCGGCACAGCCTTATCTATACCCTGCATTGAAAAATAACGAGAAACGTGTTTCACAGTATATTTGCACTTACGTTAACAAAAGGATAAAGGAAATTGTCAAATGATTAATATTAAACCGCTTATTTATAAAGAGCTTGAGAAGCTCACGGATAATGTCACAGACACTTATCCAGATGATTGGGAACATTTCCCAGTGGTTATCTATTTAGAAGAGGAAAATAAGCCTTATGAACAATACGATAACCAAGAACAAAAAACATATGTCAGATATAAGGTCGATATCTTTAACAACGATACAACAAGTGATATGGCTACGTCTATCAACTCTATCTTTGCAAGTTTGGGACTTAAACGTACGACTTGCCAAGATGTGCCAGACCCTAGCAATTTACGTCACAAGTTAATGCGTTTTGAAGGTATTGTTGACCTTAACTCTGAACTTGTTTATCAACAAAGAATGGAAGGATAATTTATGTTAGCAAATGGAATTACACTAGGTTACTCAACTTCTGGTAAAACTAGTTTTACGAATTTGACAGGACTGAAAGAAGTCCCTGAAATTGGGGTTGATCCAGAAAAAGTAGATAACACTACATTGGCAGACTCAGTTAAACAATACGAACTTGGTATTGGTGATGCAGGCGAATTGGAATACAAATTTGCTTTTTCAAATACTAAAGAAACTGATTCGTACCGTGTCTTGCGTAAATTACAAGAAGCAGGAACAATTACCAACTTTGAACATAAATACCCAGACGGTACTAAAGTTCTATTTTCTGGTCAAGTTTCAGTTAAAATCGGTAGCGGTGCTGTCAATGGTGTTATTGAATTTACAGCAAGCATTGCGTTGCAATCAGCACTTGAATTTACAGACCCAATCGGAGGATAATTAAATGTCATTACCATACACAACTTGGAAAATCGGCGAAGTTGAACACAAATTACGTTTGACAACACGTCAAGCAGTTGCAGTTGAAGAAAAATTGGGAGTCAATCTTCTCAAGGTATTCATGCCACGCCAAGATGAAGATTTTCCTTTGCCACCACTTAAAGTGATGTTGGTGGTTATTCACGGCGCTTTGCAAAAATTTGAGCATGGTGTCACACTAGATGATGTTTACGACATGCACGACGATTACGTTGATGCAGGTGGTGACCAAACTTCTTTATTAATGGACGTTATTATCCCACTTTTTGAAAATTCGGGTTTTATGCCAAAACAGAAAGAAACGACGGACGAACAAGCGACGCTAACCACAGTGAAGTGACAACATCTGTCGAAATTATTTCTGCTAAAGATTATATCAATGGACTGTATCCTATGTTTTTGGACATCAAGGGCAGTCCTTTTGACTTTTGGGAGTACACGGTTGCTGAAATCGTTGATTTAATTGATAGCTATAATCGTGTCTATACACAAAAACGAAAAGAACAGATTATAAATAACTATCAATTATCACAAATGATTGCTAATCATGTTTCTTGTTTACTGTCTTCTGATTCTAAACCATTAGAGGTTTGGGAATATGCACCAGATTTATTTGATAAAGAGCGTGAACAAGTCGAAGAAGAACGTAGGCAACGTGATTTATTAATGCACAAAGAACGCATGCGTGCGTTTGCAACACAGTTTAATAATCATTTTAGAAAGGAGGACGCACATGAGCATGACTCTTGAGGAACTTCAAGTTGTTATTGACGCTAAAATTGCACCATTTAAACAAAAGATGCAAGAAGTTGAAAGTAAGGTAAAGAGCTCAAATAACAAGGTTCAAAGTAGTACATCTGGTATTAAAAATGCTTTTAGTAAACTCGCTAAGATAACTGCTTTTGCATACATTGGCAAAAAAATGGTTGATGTCGGTATGTATTCGACACAAATGGCGTTGAAAGTAACGGCTTCTGTGAACCAAATTAAGCGTCAAATGGGCGAGAGCTCACAAACATTCTTAAAATGGATTGAAAACAACGCTAATGCAATGAATATGTCCATTTCAGATGCGACACAATATGCATCCGTTTATTCCAATTTATTTAGTGGTTTTATTAAGGATTCTGGTAAACTAAGCGCCTATACAGGTAAAATGTTACAAACATCAGCCGTTATTGCGGAGGGTACTGGACGAAGTATTACGGATGTTATGGAGCGTATTCGCTCTGGGTTACTTGGTAATACTGAAGCTATTGAAGATTTAGGAATCAACGTCAATGTATCCATGATTGAATCCACAAATGCGTTTAAACGTTTTGCAAATGGGCAATCTTGGCAACAGTTGGACTACAACACACAACAACAAATTCGATTAATGGCTATTTTAGAACAAGCAACGGCGAAATATGGTAATACACTTTCCAATTCCGTAAATAGTCGTGTTAGCTTATTCAAGTCACTTTTAAAAGATACAGCATTAAACATTGGTAGTGCTTTGTTGCCAATTCTTAATGCTGTTATGCCAATTTTAAACTCACTAGCAATGGCATTAAAGAACGCTACAGCTAAACTAGCTGAATTTGTTAGCTTGATGTTTAATAAAAAGGCAAAGGTTAAGAATAGTGCGTTGGATTCTTTGTCTAAAAATTTTGGCGGTCTAACTAATAATGCTAATGATGCAGCAGGCGCTGTAGATGATGTTGCGGACAGCTTAGGTGACGCAGATGACGCATCAAGTGGTATCGCTGATAGCTTAGATGATACGGCAGATAGTGCTAAGAAAGCTGTTAAAGAGCTACTTGGTCTGGCTAGTTTTGATGAAATTAATAGTCTTGGTTCAAATGATTCTGATTCATCTAGCCCTAATTCAAGTTCACCTTCTAATGGTTCAGGAAAAGGCGATTCTGGTGCTAACGGTGGAAGTGATATTTTACCAGAAGTTGAGCTTGAAGATTTAGACAACAATTTTAAGAGTATTTTTGATGGTTGGGACAAAACATTAAAACCTCTATTAGACTATCTTTCAAAACTAAAAGATTTGTTTAAAGACGGCTTTAATGTTTCGTTTAGGGCTGACAGTCTTGAACGTTTCAAGGAAGCTCTAAAAGGTATTTGGCAGTCATTAAAAGATATTTTTGAAGATGGAACGGTATTAGCAGCCGCTGCGAAATTTGGTGAAAAATTAGCTTATGCTTTAGGGCAAACAACAGGAGCTATAGCCAATGTCATCATGGGAATTGCGGTATTTATCGCTGAAAGCCTTAATAAATCGCTCAATGAAACCAAATTTGACATAAAAAGTTGGCTAATTAGGCAATTCGAAATATCTGGCGACCTAGTAGCACATATTGGAAATATTGCACAAGCGCTTGGGCAAATATTCTATGACACTATTACAAGCACACCAGCTACTGATATAGGTAGTCATATTATTTCGGCGTTCACCTATGCAGGAATGGGAATAGCAGAGTTATACACTAAGTCTTTGCGTGATATGTTTGGTGCTGTTGATACTATCTTGACTGAAAATCAAAACAAAATTACTCGTAATTTAACAGGATTACTTTCGGCGGCTGAACCAGCTTTTGCTTCGCTAAAAAATTTAGTTAAAAATACTATGTCTGCTATCAATGCGACCTATGACGAACATATCAAACCGTTTGTTGATTCTTTGGCAAGTGGTTGGTCAGAAATCGTAGGAACGTTCCTAGATAGTTGGAATACTTATATCCAACCAGTGCTTGATAATATCGGGCAAGGTTTCTCTGACTTAATGTCTAACCACATTCAACCGACGATTGAAAAAGCGTTAGATTATTTCGGAGACATCATAGACGATTTAAAAGTTATTTGGGAAAATGTATTACAACCATTCTTTAATTGGCTAGCAGAGTGGATAGTTCCAATATTAGCACCTGCTATTCAATATTTAGCAGACGTCTTCTTTGATGTTTGGGGTAAGATTGCTGATATTATTGGTGGAGTTATTGATATTCTTCAAGGCATCAACGACTTTCTTAAAGGTGTCTTTACTGGTGATTGGTCATTGGCATGGGACGGTATCAAGCAAATCTTCTCTGGTTTCTCTACCGTTCTAGAATCTCTTGTCATGATGTTGTGGAATGCTCTTATTGGACTTTTCAAAGCGGCTTGGGATACCATTGTTGCCATTGTACAAGCAGGCTGGGACGGTATTGTTAAGATATTTAGTCCAATCGGTCAATGGTTTAGTGACCGTTGGAATGATATTGTAAAAGCTTTCTCTAGTACTGGACAATGGTTTACTCAAAGATTTCAAGAAGCCTGGATTGGCTTAACTAATATTTTCCAATCTATTGGTAATTGGTTTACCGATAGATATAACGATATTACTAAAGCATTTTCAAATGTCGGCAATTGGTTTAGTCAAAACTTTAATACTGCATATTCTAACGTTCAAAATGTTTTCTCTGGCATTGGGAATTGGTTTAGGTCACGCTATAGTGATGTCACTAATGCTTTTTCTAGTATTGGTTCATGGTTTGGAAACACCTTTAGGGGGGCTTGGTCGAATGTAACTTCTGCTTTTAGTGGTGTTGCTAATTTCTTTAGAGGCATTTATAACACTATCAGAAGTTCATTTACTAATATTGGGACTGCTATTGGTTCGGCTGTTTCTGGTGCATTCCGTTCGGCAATGAATTCCGCTTTTTATACAGTTGAAAATGTTGTGAATACATTTATAGGAATGATTAATGGTGTTATCGGTGTCATTAATAAATTACCAGGCGTACATCTTGGGCGCATCGGTCGAGTTTATATTCCTAAACTTGCTCGTGGTGGTATTGTTGATAGTCCAACACTTGCCATGATTGGTGAAGCAGGTAAAGAAGCGGTCGTACCACTTGAAAATACTGGTTTCCTTCAAACTATGGGGCGTGTTGTCAGCACAGCAGTTGTTAACGCTCTGGGGTCTGGTAATCAACAGTCAGGCTTTTCAGGTGACGGTGACATCATTATCCAAATCGGTGGTAGTGAATTTGGAAGAATTGCTATTAAGGAAATCAACAAAGAACAACAACGAGCAGGTCAAATACTGCTTAAGATTTAGGAGGTTCAATGAGTAATTTAATTATAAATGGCGTTTCAGTAGTGTCACCTAAAAGTTTTCAAGTTGGTGTACAAGACGTTGACGGTGAAACTGGTCGAAACGCAAACGGCGATATGGTCAGAGACAGAATAACCACTAAACGTAAACTTGAAATTGAGTGGGGAATGTTAACGCAATCAGAATGCAGTGTGATACTTAATGCAGTATCAGCTGTATTTTTTACTGTGAGCTACCCAGACCCTATTTCTGGACAATCAACACGGACATTTTATGTTGGTGATAGAACGGCGCCAGCTTATTCATTTACTAACAAATTTAAGCCGTGGAGTGGTTTAAAATTCAATCTAATAGAAAGGTAATTTATGGTAACTTTTAACGAAGCAATGCTATCAAATGACCGTGCTTTGGCTATTAGAGTAGGTGATTTCACATCAGAAAATATCAAGAGTGCTAATTTCAAGTATGGCTATATTACTGGTGACGACTTTACACCTGGCGGGACATATGCTGGTACGGCTTCAATACTGTTTACTAGCATTGTCGAATCATTCAAAAAGCTAGATGTTGTCTATCCAGAAATTGGTCTGTTAGTTGGCAGTAAAGTTGAATGGGTCAAAATGGGGAAATATTACATTGACGATATTAAGATTGACCGAAATGCCAACACTACTGAAATTGAACTTATGGACGAAATGTTTAAGCTCAATGAAAGTTTTAAAACTGATTTAAAATACCCAGCACAAATCCGTGATGTTATTTTAGAAATCGCCACTAAGACTGGTGTTACACTTGCTAGTGATAATTTTGGAATGACAGCCATTCAACAACACGTTTCCCAACCTACAGGTGATAAACTTACGTTTAGAGATGTTCTCGGTCAAGTAAGTCAGTTGCTTGGCTTTTCTTGTTTCTTTAATCGTAATGGCGAATTGGAAGTAAGAGGATTGACTGAATCCGGTATTACGATTACTGCTGATAATTATTTTTTACACGGTCTTGAAAAAAGCGAAGTAGAGTATCAAATCGCTGGTATCACTTGCGAGGTAACTAATAACGAAAAACTAACGGTCGGCTTGCAAACTGGTAGGTCACTTGAAATTGAAAATCCATTAGCAACACAAGACACATTAAACTTGCTTTATTATGCGTTGAAAGACATTGTTTATTATCCATATGATTTGAGTTATCAAGGTCATTTAAAACTAGACGTTGGTCAATGGGTAACGATTAAAACAAACAAAGATGAAACCCTTAAGGTACCAGTGCTTTATCAATCATTTAGCTTTAGTGGTGGTTTAACAAGTACGATTAGTGCTGATAGTGTAGCTGGAAGTGATGCACAATACACTTACGGAAGTTTTGTTACTAAAAAAATTGATCAGAAATCAACACAAATCCAAGCCGAGGTGCAACAACAATTAAAATATGCTGATGAAGAATTCAAAAAAGTCAGCAATGAGATGTTGCAACAATCACTTGAATATCAAAACAGTGTTAGAAACGAACTCGCCACCTCAAAAGCAGAACTTGAAACGCAGATTGACACAGCTAAAACGCAAGCAGAATCAAACGCTAAGGCATACGCTGATGAAATCAATCAAGCAACAGCAGAAGTTGCTAAACAAGCGAACACGGCTGCCAACAGTTTAAAATCTGACTTAGCCAAAGTCAAAACTGATTTAACTGCCACAACGTCAACTGCAAACGCAGCTAAAACGTCAGCGAGTGAAGCCAAACAGCAACTCACCACAGTAGCTAATGATTTGAGCACAGCTAAGCAGGACTTGCAAGCACAAGCTAGTCAGTTGACTGCACAAGCTAGCGCACAGTCTGAACTAACTAAGCGTGTCTCAACAGTTGAAGAAACTGCAAACGGTACTAAGACGACTGTCAGCGAGTTAAGTAAGACAGTAGATAGTAATACTAAAAATATTACAAGTGTTACTGCACGAACCAAAACGGTTGAAGATGATTTGACGAGCACTAAAACAACGCTATCACAAGTTAAAACGACTGCGGACAGTACCAGTCAAAAAACAGCTACTTTAGAAACTGGTTTGAATGGTGTTAAGGCTGATTTAGCTGCAACTACAGTAACTGCCGACACGACTAAGACTAATCTTGCTAACTATCAAGCTAGCAATGATAAGGCAGTAGCTAACTTGCAAAGCAATCTACAAACAGCGAATGGCAACATTAGCAGTTTGCAGACAAAGGTCGAAGCAGTTCCTGGTCAAATTACAAGTGCGGTGTCTGCGGTTGAGGGGAAAATACCGACGGAAATAGGGTCAGCTAACTTATTGCGAAACACTGCGGTAAAAAGCGACAACTTGAAGTATTTTCCAGCTAGCAATACATCTGTGATCGTAGACACGCAAGCGTTTAAAATCACATCAACTGAGACAAAAAGTGGTGGCGTCGTGTTTGTTGGCAATAAAAATATATACAACTTAATCAAAGACAGAGATTACACGTTTGGTTTCTGGATTTTGGCTAACAAAGACAAGGCGTATAACTACAACACTCTCGGGCACATTCAAGTTGTTGGCGAAAGCGGGACTACTTCTAACCACACGGTGCCTGTCTACAGCGTTGCGAACGTCAAAGCTAACGTCTGGACACGAGTTTACTGTACGTTTAAAGCCACAGCCACCGCTTATTTTAGACCTTATTTTTTAGGTCTAAAAAGTGGCGACGAGATTCACATTCGTGATCTCATGTTGAACGAAGGAAAAGTTCCTTTGACGTACACACCAGCCGTCGAAGACGATATAACCAAACTCAACACGACACTAACTCAAACAGCCAACGGTCTTAAACAGCTTAGCACGCAAGTAACGTCGCAAGGCAGTACGATTACATCACACACTAACTCGATTAATTCATTGACTACTGGTCTGAGCGCTAAAGTCTCACAGACAGATTTCAATACGTTAAGTGGACGTGTAACGACTGCTGAAAATAACATCACAGCTAAAGCTAACGAGTTGAGCAGTAAGATTACGAGTGTGGAGGAAAAAATACCTACAAGCGTTGGCGGGCGGAATTTAGTTAGAGGTACTGCTAACTTTTCTTCGGGTTGGGCTTGGAATACTAAGGTTGCGACAATTACGGACATTATCGATAAGTTCAACGTATATCATGGTACGTCTACCGGTACAGATACAGCTTCGAATAACTATGATGTTCGTTTTAACAACGCTTTAACTGTTCTCCCTGATACTGAATACACTTTATCGTTTTGGGTAAAAGGTAGTGGAACTATATACAGTCATTTCTTCCCAAGCTGTGTAGCATACGGTATTAATAGTGATGGTAAAACTACTACAGCAGCTGATGGATTTATTACTCATACGCTGAAATCGAATTGGGAACGATATTGGATAACTTGGAAGACGCTACCCACCGCAAACGGACTCAAAAACGTGTTGCCGTGCCGTCAAGTTTCTACTGCTAAATCCGAAGTGTGGCTTTACGGTGTTAAGCTCGAAAAAGGCAAGATACCCACAGACTGGACACCTGCTCCCGAAGACTATGACAGTAAATTAATTGCTGCACAGTCTGAAATCAAACAGACAACAGACTCAATCAAAGCGAGCGTATCTGCGTTGGATAAATCAACGGTTAAGAGTGCTAGTTTGACGATTAATACAGATGGAATCGTTATGAAGGCTGGCAAGTCAACGACTGATGTTGCTAATGCGATTGGTTCTTATTTTGCTGTTAACCAAAACGCTATTAATCTGTTTTCTGACAAGATAAACGTCAAAGGCAGCATGATTGTTGACGGTGCTATCACAAGTACCAAAATAGCCAGTAAGTCAATCAACACAGCACATTTGAACGGTAAAATCATTACTGCTGACGTGATTTCCGCTGGTGCCATCACAGCAAATGCCATTAAAGCAGGAGCAGTAACTACAAGTGCTATGTCAGCCAATAGTATCAATGGTGACCGTATTACGGCTGGGACATTGGACGCAGCGAAAATTAAAGCTGGTAGTATTACAGCTAGTCAGATTGCTAGTGGCACGATTACAAGTAGTCAGATTAAGACTGGTGGGATTAGTGCAGCGAATATTGCTGCAGGTGCGATTACGACTAACCATTTAGCAACTGGTAGTATTACAGCAGACAAAATAAAGGCTGGCAGTATTACATCTGATATGTTTAGAGGAAATAAAATAACCAGTTTAAATAATGCAACAACGTTAGATTTACAATCCGGAGAGATAACATTTAATAATATATATGCAACCATTAATCAAACAAAAGGTAGTTACAAATCTCAAATTAGCTTATTTTCTTTGGATGATAAAGCGAGTACTGAAAGCAGTTGGAGTTCAACGAATGTACTTGCATTCAACAGCACAAAGCTAACTTCAGCAACGCGCCGTACTGGTTCAACTGTAGACATGTTTCCTAATTTTAGTCTCATGACACTTTACGGTGAAAAAATCGCATTTACTGGCGAAACCTCAGTATCTCCAGGTCCAAATAATGCTATTATTATAACAACAAACTCGGAGGGAGTAGATTTTATAAATGGTCTGACAAATAATTCAAAAGGAACTTGGAATTATTCAATGATTATGGATTTTGGGACTAAAGCTGCTATTAGTGTACCAGATATAAAATTAGATGGACATTTTAAAAGCTTGACGGGAATTTTGGATGATTTATGTAAAAAAGTAGGTATATTGTGGGTTTAAAGGAGTATAAATGGAAAATCTTAATCAACAAATTCAATCAAAACTCGCTTTAGAGATTGCGCAATTGTCGCTTGATAAAGCAACTCTACAAGCACAATTTGAACAATTGCAACAACAAAATGCAGAACTTCAACAACAACTAAAAGAAGTTACTGCACCAGAAGAAATAAAAGAAGGAGAATAACATTATGACACTTGAAACAATTAAAACAACTCATCTAGTAGGTAATCTAAAAATTGAAGAAACTCTTGTTAAACAATATGTTGTAGATATTAATGAAAAAGGTGTCTCAACAGTTGGTGAGTATATTTACGATTCAGATTTGTATGCTAAAAATCGTGCTGAACTTCGTAAACAAGAGGCTGATTTTCGAGCAAAGCGCTATGAGGTTGAAGATGCAATTTTAGCTGATTTAACTAAAGAAACTTCTGAACAACCTTAGAAATGAGGTTGTTTTATTATGTGGAAACCTGAAATTATTAGCATGTTTTTAAGTGCGTCAGTCTCAGTATTGACGCTCTTTACGTTTTTTCAAAGTCGTATGACGAACAGCGAACGTCGTACGACAATTTTAGAAGAAAAGGACAAACAACATGACAAAGAACTAATCGAAATCAAAAAACGATTAGACAATCACGACAAACAAAATGAAGCACTTATCCGACTAACCACCGAAATTACTAACTTGAGTGAGAAAGTCGAAAAAATTGATAATAAATTGGAGGAGCTATCATGATTAATTGGAAATTACGATTTAAGAACAAAGCTACATTGTTAGCTATTGCTAGTACGGTGATTTTGTTAGCGCAGCAATTGGGTTTGAAACTGCCAGATAACATTGCAGATGTTGTTAACACGTTCTTGACTCTGCTAGTATTATTAGGGGTCGTCAATGACCCGACAACGGCAGGAGTTAGTGATAGTGGACAAGCAATGGACTATGCCGAACCACGAAAATAACGAGGTATCGCAATGAAGAAAAACGATTATTTTATCGACGTGTCGTCTTATCAGTCAGCTGATTTAACAGCTATTTGTCAAGCGGCTGGCACACGCAAGACGATTATTAAAGTGAGCGAAGGAACAGGCTATCTTTCGCCCAATCGTTTTACACAAGCGCAAACTAGCGAACCAATCGGCTATTATCACTTTGCGCGTTTTGGCGGTAATGTCAGTCAAGCAGTAGCTGAGGCTAATTACTTCTTAGCTAATTTGCCAACCAAGCCAGCTTACCTTGTCTGCGACTACGAAGATGATGCAAGTACATCAAAACAAGCTAATACAGACGCCGTTTTAACGTTTATGGATAAATGCTCACAAGCTGGTTATCAGCCGATATACTACAGCTATAAGCCTTATACACTGGCTAATGTTTACTATGAACAAATTATTGCTAAGTATCCAAACAGCTTATGGATTGCAGCCTATCCAAATTACGATGTCACACCAGACCCAATCTGGAGTATCTTCCCAGCACTTGATGGTATTCGCTGGTGGCAATTTACATCAACTGGTATTGCTGGCGGGCTTGATAAGAACGTGGTCTTGCTGGATTGCGACGACACAACAAGCACGCAAACACCATCAACAGCTCAAATAACGAAAGGATTTAACCAAATGTACAAATTTTATCACGTATTGAATGACAAAGCATTTCCAAGTGGTGCGATTTTTATTGCTAATTTTGGCACTAATACAATCTACCCCGCTAGCGACCCAGACGAACTCGTTTACCTGAACGAGGTTGTTAAGCAAACGACTGGTCGAGACATTCCAATGGCAGAATACGAAACGGGTGCACCTATTTTGCGTGTTATGGGCGCAACTGGTATGAAGAAAGTCGATAGAAACTGGTGATAATATGGCAGATAAAGAACTAAACACAGCAGAAAACGACGTTATCGCAATGTTTAACCAACTGAAAGCAGGTCAGAAAGTTGAAACAGACGGTAAAGACCTAACACTCGATGAAGGAAAAGCGTTGCTAGAATCAAAATAATGGTATAATAAAATAGCAAACACTTTAACACGCTCTCGGCTTTTGCTGGGTGCGTTTTTTTACGTTAAAGCATAAAAAAGTAAGAAAAAAAACAAAAAAGTAGTAAAAAACACTTGACATTATATTTCAATAGCAGTTAAAATGTACTTGAAACCTACCATCATGTTACCTCTCAAATAATAAAGGAGGGTTTCACTATGAATGATAAGTTAAAAGCAGTTATAAAATATATCATTGATATAAAACAAGTGAAAGATGTCACTCCTAAAAAATTACAAAAGTTACTTTACTATGTTCAATCATGGCACTTAGCATTAACAGCCGAAAATGATAACGACGATGAGATAATATCTTCTTTGATGTTCCCAGTTGATTTTGAAGCGTGGGTTCATGGTCCAGTTATTCCAGAAGTATATACACATTTCAAAGACTATCGTGGAACAAGTATTGACTGTAGTGGTTTTGAAATTGATTATGAAAATTTTTTGAATAAAGATGAGCTTTCTTCGATTGATGAAGTTATTGAAGTTTATGGGAACTTTGATGGTAATCAATTAGAAACATTGTCTCATAACGAGCAGCCATGGCAAGAGGCTAGATTAGGTTTAGAACCACTAGAAAGTAGCCATAATATCATTTCAACTAAAACAATTTTTCGTTTTTATGCTGAAAGGTTGGTATGATTGTGTCCAAAAGAAAGAAAAACAAAAGTGTTCCTTCTCCATCTCCAAAGACAAAAAGAATACCACAACAATTAGAACCTAAAAGCGAAATAGTTTTTGACTTCTCATATCCTAACTGGATAAGATCTTATTCTAGTAAAGGTAAAGATTTTACGAACTACCTCAAGGATGATAATATGTACGCTGAGTACATAACAAAGATTTTAAACCAATTGATTCCCAAAATAACTAAAGAATGGTCGCCACAAAAAAATAACGATTATCAGTTTCGACATTGTCACGAAATTCCTGTAAATGATGAAGCATTCTCGAAATATAAGGTTGCAATTAAAGAGTTACACGGCATTGATGATGTTGAACAATTGTCTCTTTGGCAATTTGGTTTTATTGGTTCTGTAAGGCTGATCTGTAACTTTTCGAGCAATAGAATTTTTCCACTATTAATTGATTATCATCATTTAGGGTACAGTTCTGAAAAACATAACCAAAAAGATTACAAACAATATAGCTTTTGTCCCATAGAAAAATATCTATAATATTCCCCTAGCACAAGCTAGGGCTTTTTTATTGCCGTTAAAACGGACTTATCAGCAAATTGTGGTTATAACAGAAAATAGTTTTTTGTTCCAAATATTTTATTTTCCTTTTAGGACAAATTTGGGACATAAGTTTGAAACTTATGTAGTTTTATCAATTAATTTTACTAATGTTTAAAACTTATATATCCTTATGACATACGGTTTAAATCTATTTTATATCTATATAATAGTAGAAAACTTTAAAGATGCTGTAAAATAATTTACATTTAAAA